TCGACCTAGGCATAGCCGGACTCAATCCGCTGTCGAATCCTAGGCAGGCGTATTGGGATGAAGCCCTCACGATGCCAGCGACGAATGTCCGCACTACCCGCGGCTACCCTTCGCGCAACGGAGCGGCCGGATTCTTGTACGCCGCGCCGGGTGACTTTTCCATCCTTGTTAGAAACAAAAACGGAATTGTGATACTTTCAAACCTGAACGTTATAGACAATATCACCGTGCTACAGAATGGGCTTGCGGCCAAGGCAGACCTAGACAGCGCCGCGCTAATCGGAACCCCTACCGCTCCGACTGCCGCGCTATCGACGGTGACAACGCAACTGGCGACAACCGAATTCGTGATACAAAACAGCCACGTACTCGGCGAGCTTGTATTGACCGAAACGCTGAAAGCTCCAAGCGCATCATTCCCGGCGGTCCCGCGCAACGGCAACCAGGATATACTTGCCGCGAACTGGCCTCTCCTTGTCCCGGAACTGCGCAATCAACCCGCGAGCGTTCTTGGCGTAACCGATCACAATGTGACGGTGGCGGGCGCAGTGATAACTTTCGGAGTAGGCGATACCGCGCTAATATCGCTGATAATCAATGACGCCATCGTCACTAAATATATTAATGATGGGGAACCAGCCAACTTTGCCAATGGTTCAAGTTATGCCGTAGCCGCCGCGCAGCGATGTATAACGATAGCCGGAACAGATTACACCATCACCGGGGCCGACGCGGTAGCGCGGACGCTTACCGTTTCCGTCAACCCGCCAGCCGGCGCACAGGTGGCGACGTGCTACACCTATCGAGTTGCCGGTGCCGCTACCACTGCCAGACTCTTGCGCATCGCAGGATTCGTCGGCGTGGCCGCAGGCGACGCTGGCGGGGAAGTTGTCGGTGGGTTCAGAAAGATGGATAGGGGGCAGGGGCACAAACATAGTATTGTTCTAAATACTGACGGATCTGGCACTGCACAGGCGTCAGTGTCCGCTGCGGTGCTTGCAGAGCCCATCGGTGGTCCGACTGGAATCCCCATCACCGACGGCACCGACGGCACCCCCCGCACCGGCAAAACAACCGACCCGCGCACCGCCGGCCAGTACGCCTATACCTGGGGCGCAGTCTATATACCGTAAAGGAGTAAACCATGTTTGTATGTTTGCACAATGAAACCGAGATAGCACACGCCAACGAATTGACCGACGAAGAAATGGTCCGCGACTGGCCGCTGTACGAGCTTGAAGCGGCCAACCGTGGCGGATCATGGGTTGCGTACAAAGGGGAAACGCCGTATACTTTTCCTGTACCCGAGGAGGTCAAGCTTGAACCGTAAATCGATGATACTGATCCTGCTGGCCGTCGTACTCGTCTCATGCTCGCAGGTTCCCATGGACGTGCCTAATGTCCGGCTCTATAACTCCGCATGGGAGATCGTGCAGGAAGGTACCGTGGCAAGGTCGAAGGCCGTCACCACGATACAGAGTTATGATGACTATGCGACAGAATACAACCTCGCGCATACCGACGACCAGCTATTTATCGTCGAAGGCGAGGAGATCGTACCAATCGAGGAAGCGCCCGCCGCCGATGCTTATATCGTCGATTCACTGACGCACGACATCATCAAGGAATACCTCGACTGGCCGCGCGTGGACATCTCGGAGCGCCGGGAATTGTGGCGCGTACAGGCCATGGCAGACGGTGGAGTTTTATACGTTGACCGCGTTCCTCCTCCGCCGATAGTCATCATCGACGACCGGCCAGCATACGAGAAGTATGCGCTCTATCTTGTCTATGTCTTCGACGGCTCGATAAAGTACGAGGAGCATCCCGCGACCGAGGAAGAATACCTGTCCCGCAAGGCCATGTACGAATTGCAGGTTATGGCCGACGGCGGGACTACGTACCTCGTGGCGGGCAGGCTGTATCCATGAGCGAGGCGCTGGTCGCGGCCCTTGCCGCATTGGGGACAATGATCATGTCAAGCCTATATCATCTTGCCGCGTCAGCAGTGCGCAAGCGCGTCACGGTCAGGTCTCCAGAGGCAAAGGCTATCGACCAGCTCGTTCCCTTGGTGAATGCGCTCATCGAAGTGCAAGGCCCGCAGATGCAAGGGATCATCGCTATACTCGAAGCGCAAAAAGGACAATGCAACGGCAACGTGGACGCGGCCCTTGAAGTCAACCGGGCGGCCAAGAAAAAGTTCGATGAGTTCCTTGTCACGTCTGCAAAGGTGGAATTATGATCCATACCGACTTGACCATGCTTAAAGAGCCGCTGCGAAAATGCGTTATAGAGGCACTTGACGAAATGCGCCACGATGAGACACTGCGGACGCTCGGTGTTACCGGCGTCGAGGTATCGGAGACCTTGCGAGAATTGCCGACACAGATGGCGTACTACTCCCGCGGCCGCATGGTCGTTTCCGACGTGCAAGCCATGTACAAGGCCGCATCGTTATACGGTATCGGTTCAGATGACGCGCAAAAAGTAGTGACATGGACGCTCGACAGCAAGCACCTACGCGGGGAAGCTGTCGATCTTGTCCCGACCAGAGCCGGAGCTGCATGGTGGGGAGCCCCATATTCTGTATGGTTGCGCATGGGAGCGATAGGAGAATCGCACGGGCTGAAGTGGGGCGGCCGCTGGAAGAATAGCGACAACCCGCACTTTGAAATATAGGAGGAAAGCATGAAGTTCATTCGTTCACTTTTTACTGACGGGGAATGGGACGGCGACCTTGTGAAGGTGATGGGCTTCGCCCTGATCGTGACCGGAGTCATCGGCTGGTATATGGGGCGAGACCCGGCCTTCATTGTCGGCTTTGGTGCCATCCTTGCCGCTACTGGCAAGTTCTCGAAACAGGGCTGACAATGTGCGCGCGCGTTCGATTGTCGCTTTTTGTTGCGCTGGTCTTCTTGTTGTTGGTGCTATTTATGGTGCCGGGTATATCCTGGGGACAAGAGCAGCCGACACCAGGCACGCTGTCGCCCTTGCCACTATCGAATCAGAGCGAGCCGCCGAGCGCGCCGCAACCGACCGATCCATGGAGCAGCTTCGACTCAGTATGGTCGAGTCTCAAGGCAGAATTGACAGCATCGGACGCGGATTATCAGAAGCTGTCACAATCGCTGGACGCGCTGCAGACCGAAGCGCTCGCGTTAAAATCCTCGTCGACGGAATCGATGCGGCTATACGAACAATCAGAGAGGGCACGCATGACTGAACGCGAGCTCGCGCAGATCGCAGAGGCGTCCATGATTGAAAGAATGTGGGACGCAGAACGCAGCATGAAAGCGTGGAGACTGGCAGCGCTTGTCGCGTCGGGAGTGTCGGCCGTGCTTGCCCTGATAATCGCATTCTAAAAAGCCCGCAACCATAAAAGAGCGGGATTGTATTATTTTATCAGCTCAGGATTTTCGTGGATGTTGCCTATGACTACACAGGCATGGTTTACCACACTGCACTTCAGGTAATCTCTACCGTGAAACGGTTCAGAATTGCCTTCAACGTCAAAGCATCCATCATTAAAAGCCACTATGCTATTATGTTTCTTGCCATATACATCGGTTACAGAAACAATATCACCCTCGTAAATCTCTATCAATCCGTTTTTGTCTTTCATCCCGGTGTATTGCTCATATATTATCTCTGATGGATTGTCCGATTCAAAGTGATTGAACCGGAAGGCGAGCATATCATCAAAGTACTCCGGCGATCCATATGACATACCCGTGCCGTATATTTCAATCTGCCTTTTGTCCCAGGCCCTGAACTTTATTTCACGCATAGGTACTCCTTGAATTCTTGTATCGCCTCAACCATTCTTGCCCCAGGTATTCGCTCATATCGGTATACCCCATCAGCGCGAAGGTACAAGACTGCCAGCGCATCAGGATTGACTGAAGAGACATTGACAACGCCGCCGACAACCGGGTGAGCCATCGCATAGGCCGCCAGCTGTACCGCGTGCCATTTTGCCTTGGCACCGGTCTTTATATCGACCAAAACAGTCTTGCCATCAATGTCTGCCAGCAGGTCATAGGTTCCAGCGTAGGCCTTGCCGTTGATCTTGTGATACACCCGGCACTCGGTTGACAGCGCGAAAACGCCGCGTTCGCGCATCCATGCCGCGAAGGCATTGACGTACTCGTAGGCTTCCAATGGATTTCCACGGTTGTCCGCGCGTACCCCGGCCGCGTACCGCTCGCACAGCTCATGCACCGCCGATCCTTTATCTCTGGCATCGGCGGTATACCATCGGTCGTCGATGATCCCGGCGGCCTTGATAATCTGGGTCACGGACGGAATCGGAGTACCGTCATCATCGGTATATTCATGGGTCGCCGGGTTGAAGATCATAGACGGCGCACCTGAATCGGCGTGTTCGTCACCTTGACGCCGGGGAGCGACTCGGTACCTTTGGACATCCTCGCCCATTGCCCAAGATATGATTCGTTTGCCTGAAGAGCGTTCAATGGCGCCTTGCCGGATGCGACTGCCTTGACCAGCTCCATGAGGCTCACAACCTCGGCACCCCATACGTCACGGTATGAAACGCCTTCGTCCTTTTCCGGAGCGGCCACCTGCACCCGAGAAATTACCGCAGGTGCCTCTAGGATGGCCATGGCGGCATTCTCCATGCCTTCAGCCTGTAACGCCTCGGCTGCTGCGATTTGCGCCTCTTCTGCGGCCTTTCTTGCGATGGCATCGGCCTTCCTTTGCTCCTCGGCGGCTCTGGCCTGCTCTGCACGCATCCACGCGGCGGCCTTGGTGCCAGTGACCTTGATAACGTAGTCGAAAGGCTCATCGATCTTTTTTCCCTGTGCGATGGTCGCCTGCCGCTGCTTCTTGCTGGCCTCGTCGATAGGATCAAACCAGAGGTGGAATGATCGCTTGCCCTCATACGCCTGCCGATTGTAGACGTTGGCGAGGTCATAGCTGGCCTTGTCTGTCACCTCAAGGCTGTCAATTTTTGACCGAATCGACAGCGCCAGTTTCTCGGCGTCTTCCTCGTCGCGTACCATAACAATGTCCATAGTGCCCCCTTGCCAGTATATTACAATACAATCAGATATATTGCAATAGGATAATGGGGCCGAAGCCCCATAATCTACCTATCGCAGGCCGCCTTGACCTTGGCCAGCAGCGCTCCCAGGATAACCGCATCCTCCGGAGTGTCTTTCAGCGCCTTGGTAATCGCCTTCTTGATCTCCGCTGCCGTTTCCTCGGCGTCTCCGTAGTCGATCAGTGCCAGCTTTATGTCGGCAAGTTTTGGAGAATCGGTGGGAGATATAGGCAACGCATCAGGGGCCAGCTTGACTACATCTTCAGGTTCGCGCGGCTCGCCCGTGATCTGATCTGGCGCATCGGCATAATCTAGCGCTGGATCGGCGTCCATGCTCTCGATGACGGCTTGGTCGGTCTTGAGCGCCATCTGCATCGTGGTGGACAGGATGCCCCACTTTGACAGCGTATTCTTGAGCACCGTCTTTCTTGCCATCGCGTCAAAGTTGGTTTTCCAGAGACCATATTCATTTTCAAACGACTTTGAGTATCGCTTGCCATGTGCCTTCACCTCGTCGACAGTCCAGTACCTGGTGCACCCGTAGCCATTCAGAAGCCGGAAATAGCAGACGTACCCGACGATCTGTGAGTCATCGAACTTTGACCGGTATCCGCCTTCGACCTGCCTGATGTCAACGTCGCCCGTGATGATGTTCGAGCCGTGGTACTCATCCGCATAGACCGGGCCGACATTGATTGCCGCGTACTGGCCGGTTCTCAATGCGAGCTGCACAAAGCCCTTCGTCATAATCTGGAATTGTGCTACCTGTCGGCCTTTGTTACGGTACGGAACGATGGCCGCGAAACCCAGCGAGCCGTCAATCGGCAAATCAAGCGTGGCCGCCACCATCGCAGACGAAAGCACCGACTTTGGATCAGCGTCCGCAAGCGCCGGATTCGTCCGTACCGCGTTCATTATCGACGCGAGGAATGCCGCCGATTTATCGCCCATGACCTCTGCAAAACGCTTTTTGGTGTATTCCGCGTTGACCAGATCTTTCAGTTGCAGATCTTTGCTGTCACTCATATTGCCCCCTTGGTTGTATTGTAACACAATGCGCGAGGCATTGCAATCAAAACAATGATGATTCTTTAGGCTTTGGCGCCGGTTCCGGTTGGAATAGTTGCGCTTGGCTGGCATGGATTCGGTACCGTTCACAGGCGGCATCGTAGTAATCTTTGTCCAGTTCCATCCATGTCAGATCATAGCCTAGATCATGGCAGGCGATGCAGATACTACCTGAGCCTCCATGGGTGTCTAGTATCCTGTCGCCGGGCTTGGCATAGCGGGAGAGGAGCCACTTGTAGAGGGCTACGGGTTTGGCAGTTGGATGAATCTTGTCTCCAGTCCGATTATCAAACTTGAATAATTGCGCGGGACTATCAAAAGAAGTCCAAGCCAATTCTACTTGGCTAAAGTTTTCCCACGGTTGCACTTTGTCCCATGCAATTATGCACCTAGTCGGAGGTAATGGAAAATAGTTTCCACCCCATATAATTTGATTGACAGAAACACGGCGCAATTCGTCAAAGTAAGCTTGATTTGGAATAGCGTTGTCCCATTCACAGTTTGATTGATTCAATGCGCGGTCTTTTAATTTTCCAGAGCCTTGATTAAGACGGTTTGCACCTCTTGCGCGTTGACATGGTGTAGCGGCTTGCTTAGTGGCACCAATCCCATACGGAGGGTCAACGATCGCCAGCTCGAAGGCTTTGTCTGGCAGGGTGGCCATATACTCCATGCAATCCATATTGAGCATTTCAATCATAATCAAGCTCCTTCGCAATCAAAACAATGATGATTCTTTTGGCTTTGGCGCCGGTTCCGGCTGGAACAGTTGCGTTTGACTGGCATGGATTCGGTACCGCTCGCAGGCGGCGTCATAATAATCCTTGTCCAGCTCCATCCACGTCAGGTCGTAGCCTAGATCGTGGCAGGCGATGCAGATTGAGCCTGAGCCGCCATGGGTATCCAGGATGCGGTCGCCGGGTTTGGCATAGCGGGATAGGAGCCATTTGTAGAGGGCGACGGGCTTTTGAGCTTTATGAATCTTGCTATCCGCTTGATTATTTGGCGATATTCTTATGATTCTACCATTTCCGATAGATGTATAAGCAAGTTCCACCTCGCTAAAACTACGATTATACATTCCTTCCATTTTATCCCAAACTATAACCCCTGCACCTTTTGGCACTGGTAAATAATTCATTCCCCATATAATTTGGTTTTTAGAAACGCGCTCCAATTCTTTAAAATAAAACATAGGCGGAATGCTGCAATCGTATTCTGTTTTATTTAGTTTTGAAGATTGAGAGAAACCTAAATTCATATTTCCATTATCTATCCCATACGGCGGATCGACGCAAGCGAGTTGAAAATATTTATCGGGGTATTGTTTCATAATTTCCATGCAATCCCCATGAATCATTTTGATATCTGGCATAAACAATCCTCCAATTTCATATCAGATAAATATTTTCCAGTTGTTTCTATGTTTATATTTTCATCACGATAAGTTCCACGAAAATTGTCTGCTCTAAAAAACATTGTTTTTTTTACATCTTTATTAAGCATATAGCCGATCTGCATTGTATCGAGCGCAACAAGCGCATAAAAATCGCAAGTGCTATCATCTGCAATCTTTGTATTTCTTTTACCACATCTTTTTATATTGAATATATATGCGCGGACAGGATTTTTTCTTTGTGGTACATCTCTTGTTCCTCTAGTTGTTTTAACCTGTACCTTTAATAACTTTCCTCCATAGTCCATTACTACGTCATAAGGTAACCCTTGCTCTGATAAATACGCAACATAACCTTTTATGATTAAGTCTGCGCACACTAAATATTCCCCGGCCTTTCCACACTGCAAGTCGTCTATATTCATACTTACATTGTACATATGTTTTTATGTTTTGTCAACAATCGCCAGCTCGAAGGCTTTGTCGGGAGTGTTTTTCAGAAACTCCATGCAGTCAATGTTAAGCATCGTTATCATAATACGCCCTCACTAAAAATCATACGGCTCGTCATACTTGGCCAGGTGCGTCAGGTGGTAGCAGCCGCAATCCGGGCAAAGGTAGACGCGCTTCGGGATCATCTTGGACGAGTTGGAATGTTGCCGCCGCTTGGTGCCGTTGATCCTCGCGTGGGCCTCACGTTCCGAAAGGCAG